TCCTACATTTCTTATTAATCTTGCACTAGGGAAGAAATTAGCAACTTGAAGTGGTCTATCTTTTGCGATAGGTAATCCATCAACAATAAGATCCTTTTCTTGTTTTTTCCATGAAACAACTCTAACTAAACTAGGATTTGTACTAATTCCACCACCACCATATGATGGAGTGTCTACTTCACTAACCTCAGTTATTTCAGAAACAATACGATCACTTTGAGTTGGAACTTGCAAATCTTGTAATAATTGAAGTTTATCACCAACTTTTACAGTCTTAGTTGGATTTAAAGCTTCAATATCTTGATTACCACCTCTATAGAACAACACTTGTAATTTACTTCCACCTTTTGGTGGTTCAACAAAAGTAAGAACACTACCACCTTCTAAGGTATAGTTTTGGCCAGGTTGTTGTAACACATCATTTATGAATATCAAAAGATTATTTGTAACATCAATAGAAGTATCTAATGAAATAATACTAACAACATCCTTAGTTAATACAGTTTTAGTTAATATAAATGTTTTCTTTGCTCCGTTAAATTCTGATGAAAAATCATCAAGAGGAACTAATTGACCAAAACTAAACCCTGCAAACTTATCATCAATTGTTGATTTTACTGTTAATGTGAATGGTGATGTAGAAACACCGACTCTAAAAGGTATTCCTTGGACTGTTAGCACTTCACCATTCTTATATCCAAATCCTCTATTTTTTAAATCAAACCCAATGACTGTTCCACCAGACCCAATCAATGCATCAACTTTAAGTCCATCTCCAGATCCACCAGTCACAGATAGATCAGTATATCCAGTTGCAATACCCACTTTTATAGTTGGAGGGAACTGTGCATTGTATCCTGTGCCACCACTATTGACAGTAATACCAGTAATCATCCCTGCACTATTACCAGTTCCAACAGTTGCAGTTAAAACGGCCGTTGTTCCTGTTCCTAATGGATTTTGAACTTCAACATTCACTCCACCTGAAAAATATCCTGAACCAGCACTCAACATTGTTACTCCAGTTATGACTCCTGAACCATTAACAGTTGCAGTTGCAGCTGCACGTACTCTTGGTTGATAATTTTGACCTAATGTTACAGGATCTACTTCGTCAACTTTACCACCTCTTGGTAAATTAAATAAATTGTCGCCTGTGAATATAATAGATGCACCAACACCAATATTTGGTGCAGTTGATCTTGCGACTATATCATAATCAACAGTTGGTCTTTGGAAGATACCATTAATTAAAACAACACCATAGTTAATAACTTCATCACTACCACCAGTTCCACTAGTTGTAGTTACAATACCAGTAGTATCTGATTCATCTTGAGTTAATGTAAATGTCCTTCCTGTTGCAACTGATCCTGTAAATTTATGTGATATATCATCAAATACAAAGTTTCGAGTAACATCTTTTCTACTAAAGACCCTACCACTAAATGTTGATTGTGTGCTAACACCAGTGGGCCCTGTAGGGCCAAATGGTGGTGTTGCAAAGAATATTACATCTTTATCAATTCTATAGTTACCACCTTTCATTTTAGGTACAGCGTTTGCCGCATGAGAAGCCACTGTACTACCAAGGAATCCACGATCAACTGAAACTACGTTTGTAGATCCAAAACCAACTGTTTTAACTCTAAAGAACTCATCATCAACTTGGATTATATCATTTAATTTTACGGTTGTAAGACCAACATTAGGAGCAGCTTGTAATTTAAGAGTTGTTGAACCAACACCTACAGCATCAATTAAGTCTAGAGAAACACTTCGATTAGTTAATGGAGATTGAATCATTCCATCAATCTGAATTAATGTCTTATTTTCTGGTTTTATTGTACTAAATGAATGTTCGGTTCCAGTTCCAAGAGTTCTTATATTAAATGCAGTTGTAGATGTTGACAATCCAGCAACTTTAAATCTATTATTATCTAATCTAGAAAATACAAATAACTCAGGAGGCATAAGATTAGTTGATGATCCACCTATAACATGATTTGTAGCGTCTATTCCGATACTGGTATTTCCATGATTGTCATATGTTATTTTTTCACCAGCTTGGAACCCATGATTAAATATTGTGATTGTATCAGAATTAACACTTATATGTCTACTATCTGGAGCATTTGGATTAAATATTTTACTGAATAAAGGAACTGCACCACTCTGTGATGTAAGTCTAAATGAACTTATACCAACTATTTGACCACCCACAATTGGTGTATTAATTACAACTGTAAAAGTAGTTGCATTAATAACTGTTACTGTTAAATCAACTCCAGAAGCAGGGTCGGTGGAACGAGGATATGGATGTAATGTTGTGTAATTATCTTTGTCACATGAAAATGTAACAGCACCATCAGCAAGACGAACAGTAGCTCCAGTTGACATACCATGATTCGTAGTAGTTACAATTGTTAGAACACCAGTAGTTGGTGCATACGCAGTTCCAGTGGTCGCAGTTAAATTTCCAGTTCCTCCAGATTTAATAGTAATTCCATTTGTAGTCGCAGATTCAAATATGTGATTACCACTAAATGTTTCAGTTTTTGCATTAAATTGATTACTAATATCATCTATTAATTCAACTTTAGCCGTTGCAACACTGAGTAAGTTTCTTAATTTTCTATTTTGGAAATTTATAGATTTGGATAAACCATTTGATATGGTTGTTTCTGTTGCAAAATCAAAATCATTTTTAACAAAGAATGATTGAACATTATCAATATCAACTTTTAAATCAGTTGATTGTTGTGGTGATCTTGCAATTAAGCTTGTACTTCTAGCAAACCCAGATGTAGGTGTTGATTTTATAATCAAATCAGAGAAATTTTTATATCCAGATGGATGAACAATACTATCTACTGATTCTGTAAAATCTTTTTCTTGAACTTCACTTTGAATAGAATATGAGAAATTTTGATAATAATCACTATCTTGTAGTTTCTGGAAATCATTACTTGGTTTACCAGTGTTTTTCTGCCATCCCTTTTCCCTCTCAGCATTAAATCCTAGTGTAAAATATTTTTCATAGAAACTATTCTGAACCACTTTTCCGTTAGCTCTAGATATTTTTCCTACGATAGTATCTCCAATATACGGAGTTCTAGTCAAATTCTCCAATCTGAATGAATTTGTAGCTGGATCCCAACCCTCATTTTTAACAATATTACCTATTGCAGATCCGCCACCAAACGTAACTTCTTCACCATTAATGAAGTTTCTATGTTCAAATTTTACATTAAATGTTGGTAAATCTTCTTTCTTGATAATTCTACCAGCACTGTTTATCGGGTCAAAGAAACCACCTGTGCTACCGATACCAGTAAGACTATATTCAATTCTAGAATCTGTTATATTTCTTGCAGTGATTGTAAAATATCTGTAATCATGCATATTAGAATTATATCCAGCCACTTGATTATCGGGATATGTACGTGGATCAGTACTAGGAACTGGTTCTGGGAATGTCTCTTCACCATCAACAATTACTGGATGACCTTGAATATTTACGTTCTCAACAAATATTTGATCACCAACTGCAAATGGGAAATTAGTTCCTTTTACATGGCCTTCTGCTCTCCAACCACCAAGAGGACTCTTAATAGTTAAAAATTGTGTTACACCATTAGATGTTGCAGTAACAACACCAACACCGTTACTATTGTTGATTGGAATAATTCTTGGTGGATTAGGAACTAAATCAAATCCAGTTAAACTATCATTTAATATTCTTACAGATCCAATTCCAGTTCCATCAATAGTAACTTCAGTCTTTGCATTTGGTCTGATTGGGAAGAATAGATCTGGTGCGGTGCTATAATTTTTTCCAGATGTTTCAACACCAATACTTCCAATCGCAAAATTATTTTTAACTGTTACAGTTACTGGTGTATCAGCTCTAGGACTGAGTGATTTATCAGTTGGATAATCATATCCTATCTTGACTATTTCTTTATATCCAGCACGACCAATATAACTATCAAACATACGAATATCAGCATCTCTTCCAGATACTGTTCTTATTGTATTGATGCCAGGGTTCTTTATATAATCTACGCCTGGAAAATCAATTGAAATTTCATTTATACCACCAGTAGCATTACGAGATGAAGTAAGATATCTAAATGTTGTGATTCCAGATGTTTTGTAAGAATTAACTTCTGGTTTATAAGGCACTTGATACGTGAATGATGTTATTCCTGTAGTCGTAATTCCAAAATTACCAGCATAAACACTTGGATCAATTGTTATCTTTGATCCATTTATAATTTCTTTATCAGGCTCAGAATCCCTCTTTGCAACATCAATAGCATTAAGATTTGAAGGAACAAGTTTATACCATATTGGTAATTCAATATTATCAGTTAACTTTACTTTAACAATAGATCCACTAGCTCCAGATACTCCTGTTCTTACTATTTCAGTTGAGATACCAACTCCATCAAATTTGTTAGTAAAGTTTTCATCTTTATAAAACTCAAGTTTGAAATCTGCAAGTGATGTATCAGATACAGCAAAACCAATCGTCTCACCTCGTAAAGCCTGAATAGGTGGATTGATTCTTGCAAATCTATGTACTCCAGATCCAGCGTTAGTTAAATTAATAAATGCATTTGGAATACTTACAGAATCCTTTCTATTATCAAATAATCTGAATGTATTTCTAGAAATACTCTTTACATAATATTCTCCTCTATCTTCAAGAGGGGTTATTGGAGTAGCTGCAGAGTAAAGTATTTTATCACCATCTTTATATCCATGATTGACTAATGTAATTGTGGAATCTGATGTTGACACCTCACTAGAATTAACATACTTTGGATCTACAATTGTTTTTCTTGCAACCGTATCATATTCAATTGTTTTACTAACTAATGTATCAGGTGCAATATCGACTGTAATTCGATCATTAGTTTTTAGTTCATGACCTGATGATGTATGTACAATTGCATCATACCTATCAAGAGATCCTATATGTTCTTCATTAGTCGTTTCAAGTGTATGATCTTCTTTATTAGCATTAACAATCGTTGCAATATAAAGTGATGTAGATGTACTACCAATTCCAGCTCTAGTTGTTGATAGACCTAATAGATCATTACTTCTTTTAACTGCAAAAACAAATTGTCCGTCAACTAACGAAAAAGTTTTTCCAACACCAGTTTTTGGCATTGTATGTTCAGTTGATACTTGTAATGGTGTTCCTTTACCACTTTCATATTTTAATCTCTGTCCTGTAACAAAACCATGATTTGGAATACGAATCAAATTACTACAATTACTTCCTGGCTGTCCCTCATGTGGAGGCATTAGGGTGCTTGTAGATAATCCAGAATCTCCTCCAATTTCTGATATAATAGTATTATCTCTAGCTTTTACTCTTACCACCTGTACATTCCCAGATCCCACAGGATTAGGCACAGTAACAAAAACAGTTCCAATACCAATACTATTTTGTGGATTGAAAGCGACTAATGTATTTCTTATAATATTTAAATTTGTATCAATACCAACAGAGAACGTAAATCTTCTTTGATCAATAGATAGTCTTTGACCAGCTGCATGGAATGTTGTAATACCACTTTGTCTTAAAACTCTATATCTGTTCAGTGTTGTATCTATTTCTAAAACCTTAACTTTCTCTTCGTTATTGCCTATAGTCAACCAGTCGCCAACTGCAATATCATCTTCTTTACTCTTCCCTCCTACAACATCAGTTAACGTAATAAATGCAGTTTCACCTGTAAGTTGTATACTACTAATTCCCACTGATAAGAAAGAAGTAATTGAGGCCACACCAATGGTTCTTGGGCCTTCAAGAAATCTCATTTCACCAGTTCCTATACCAGATATGTTAACTAAATCATTATTCTGTAATCCATGACATGTAGATGCAATACCAACACCCAATCCATTTTTAAAATCAAATGCAATATGATCAACTGTGGTTTGACTGTAAGTAACTTCAGTTATACCTTTTCCTACGAGTGTTCTTACTTTTGCACTTGCACCTCGTCCACCACTCTCACTATTATTAAATGATATTCTATCTTTTACTTTATAATCTGTACCTGTAGATAATATTTGTACAGATCCTATTCCACTCGTAGATATTGTTTTAACAAGAAGTTCAGTATCATCAATATTCTTAGAAACAAGATAATCATAATCAGATCCTTCAAATCCCAATTTGTATGGAAGTGTATTTCTTAATACATTACCACTATTCAAAATTGGCATATCTTGTAGAGTTAATGGTTGACCATTCATCTCTACTTTTTTAAATTTAAAACCATTTAAAACATATGGGAACTGAGGTTCTCTTGATCCTATAAAGGGTGATACAGATCCATCAGCGTCTTGAATAGTACAGAAGTAGGCATAAACACCATTTGGAAATTCTGGAGTTTTACAATATCTTCCATTATATTTGTCAAGATCACCATCAGCCGTATAATCATA